AAGATTACCAGTTCCTACCCCAAACTGTTGAGCTCGATCAGCTGATAAATTAACTCCTGAAGATAATCGAATATATGGGGTTTTATTATTTATATATTTTATAAAGTCATTATCATACTGTGATTTTTGACTTAGTTTCTTTTGTCTGGTAGCAATTTGTTTAGAGACATACTCTTTAAAACCTACTCCAAGAATATTATTTCCGGGCATATTATTGATTTACTTGTCTATACAATGTTAAAACTTCTGTTACATTTGAAGGAATTCGTATTTGAGTTTCTTTAGGTAAGTATAATGAATCTTGAGGTAAATCTTCATTAGCTATGGATATTATCCACCATAATGAAGGATCATTATAATATTGATTAGCTAAAATATCAAATCTATCTCCTTCAACTGATATAACATAAATATCATTCTCAGACAAAGGAATTTGGGGATATTTAGAATTTCTATAATATCTAATACCTTGTGAGTTTCTTATAACTGGGATGTTTTGATACCTATTCATTTGATTTAAATATTTCTAATGTAGGTTGAAGTATTTGTAGGTGTAAATGAATGGATAGGAGTAAATCCTAAACTAACATTTATAAGTTTTGGGACTTGACCTATATTAGTATTATTAACAGTCAATAATTCTCCATTTTCACCTCTATTAATATCCCATCCTGCTTCAAAAGAAGGAGTTAATGTTATATTTTTAATAAAACCAGGAACATTTGATAAATAATCTCCAATAGTTAATTTTATAAAATTTCCTTTCATAAGATTAGAACTATAATCAGGGGCTGTAGAACCTACTAATCTATTTAATTTTTCATATATAGGTTTCATTTCTGTTCTAGTATGTCCATAAATAGTAAAATCTAAACTTATATCTCTAGAAAATCCATTATATTTATAAAAATTTTCTGCTCTACCTACATACTTGTATGAATCCCATTGAGGACTAAAAGCATCTGATAGGCTATTAAGGTATGCTCTAAAAAATAAAAAAGAATTAGCACTATTATTACCTATTAGCTCAAAATAGAATTTAATTATATCTTTACTTACATTGTTTCCAACACTAGATGTCACAGGAAGATTATTTATTTCATCAACTGTGGGGGTAGGTTCGTAATTTGTTCGAGAAGTTCTATAGGTTGTTTCTCTATTAAATTTATTATAATTTGTAGAAGGCAAAGAAGTAGCTTCGGAATCATTATTTTTTATTATCTTTCTATAATCAGTTAAATTACTTAAAGTTGTTGATTTAGTCTTTGAAAATATTTTTGATTTTGGATCATTAGGATTATTTTCATTATTTCCTTCACCTTGATTTATTATTTGTTCTCCACTATAAGCATATACCCTTTCACCATATAACTCTGTACTGGGTTTATCTGCGTTAAAAAGAGTATTTGATGTTCTATTTAATACATTAGAAACATTATCAGTATATATAGCTTCTTCATTTAATCCAGCATCATCAATGTAAAAACTAGAAGCATTATTAATCTCATCAGATGGATTATAAACCCAATTTATATTAGTGGGGAGAGATACTTCTTCTATATATTCAGGATATTTTGTAGGAGCAGTAGCACTATTTTTTTCTATAGTTTCTTTTGGACCAGCAGTAAGTAAATTAAATTCACCTCCTTCACCTAATTGATCTTTATATAATTCAAAATAAGCTTGACTAGCCCCCACTGACATTATTTGGTCAATATTGTAATTATTAGTTGGGGCTATACCCCCAGTTGACCTTTTAGGGGTTAAATATCCAGGTTTACTAGGGTCATCAGTGTTGATATAATCAATAGGGACTGTATCATTATATTCAGGATATTGTGTAGGAGCAGTAGCACTATTTTTTTCTATAGTTTCTTTTGGACCAGTAGTGAGTAAACTAAATCCACCTCCTTCACCCAATTGGTCTTTATATAGTTCAAAATAGGTTTGGCTAGCTCCTACTGACATTATCTGATCAATGTTGTAGTTATTAGTTGGAGCTATACCTCCAGCTGATCTTTTAGGAGTTAAATATCCTGGTTTGCTAGGATCAGTGGTATTAATATAATTAATAGGGACTACATCATTATCAAAAGGTTTATTATATATAGCAATATTATTTTTATTTAAAATATTAGATATATTACTTGTATATAAAGAATCATATAATACCGCATCATCAACTCCATTTTCTCCAGCTTCTACTTGATATTGGAATGAAACTCCTCCATATGATGGGTTATACACCCAAGTAGGCATTTTATGAGATAAAAAATTCTGGCCTTTTAAAGCGGATACAACATTTGGGTTGTTATATATGGTTTTAGCTTTAGATGCTCCATCTTCATAAACATCTTTAAGTTTAATAGTTGGATTTTGAATTCTAATATTAGTATCACCTAACCCTAAATCAGCATTAGGTCCTCCACTATATGATAATAAAACATTAGGATTAAAAGTAGTTATACCAAATGGATTAATAGCTAGTGTACCTAATGATTGATCAGCTATTTTAGCTGTATAAGCTATAGTTAATCTATTTTCAACATCTCCATTTAATAAAGTTTGAAATACTGGGTTTTCCCCTATACCTTTAGTAGAAAAATAATACCCAGTTGTACCACCTGAAAAATAACTTAATGGTTGAAATGGGTTTAATCCTTGTTTATTTAAATGGGTTCCTGTAGATAAAACACCTGCTTGTAGTATAGTGCTAGTAGGTAAATAAATCCTATTAGTGTTTACTAATTTAGGGTTTTGTCTCTCTAGTGCTATTTGTTTAGTAGTAAACAAAACACCATTTATAGAAGCAAAAAATTTAGTTAATCTAGTTGCATCTTGAATAGAATCAGCAGGATTAAGTATCCCGTTTCTTAAAAGAAAATCTATAGATTTTGGAGCATAACCTTCCGGTATGGGAGTAGTTATAAAAGGTTGGTTACTTGAACCTCCACCTTGTTGATCATTCCCATACTTTAATGATTTAAGATTGGTTTTTAGGTCTATTAAACCCATTATTATCCGGGGAGATTATCTAAGTACTTTGATGGATTATTAGGGAAAGCCAATTGTGAAGGATTAGGTAGAGGATTATTTGCTCCATCTAAATATGATTGGTAAGAATTATTAACATCACTAAAATCAGCCCCATTCGAGGAGTAAGTAAAGTGCAATTTAGATTGATCTGTTGATAAGATGTTAGTTGGAGGGGTATTACCATTGTAAGATGTGAGCAATGAATCTCCGTTTACTACTTTATCTAAAAGTCCCATGTTATTATAGTTTTAAGGTTTATTATAAATATTATATATTTTAAAATTGTACCCCAGATTTAGTTTTGTTATTAAAAGTATTTACAACAGGAGTAACTTTTGATCCTATAACATCTTTGTCAAGAGTTATAGTTATATTTCCATCTTTAGTATTTAAGTTTTTAATACCTATATCTATTGATTTTAAAATCTCAGCTACAGCAGTTGTGTCTAAAGGTGTATTACTATTAACATTACTTATATCACTAGTGTTATTATTTTGTATACTAGTATTAACATATTTTTCTAATGATGGAGTCCCTTCAGAAACAACTGGAGTAATAGATGATGAAGAATCATCAAACATTGATTGTATTAATGAAAATGGTTTAAGTAAAGTATCTATACCTGATGAGATGAGGGATGAGGGATTAAGTGAAGTATCTATACCAGATGGAACTAATGAAGAAGGATTAAATAAAGAACCTATTTTTGTAGCTATAGTAGCTATAGTTTCTTCTATTAAATTTTTATCTTTTAATAGAGTAAAAGGCTCATTTAATTTATTAGTTACCTCTTTAGATTTATCAGTAGCTAAATCATTAATAGTTTTATTAGCATCAGTGATTAAAGTATCTGTTTGTTTATTAATATCTGCAGCTACTGAAGAAGTTTTAGATGTTGTGATTTTTTCAGCTACTTTAGGATTAATATTCTTAGATATAATATCATATATACTAAGTAAAATATCTTTTATACTTAATATAACATCACTTGATTCATTAGTTGTAGAAGGCAAAACAGATCCTAATATAGATTGAGCACCTTTAGACATCATAGAGATAGGTGCAGTAACACTTTGTAGTATTTTACTAAATATAGAGGATGATTGAGGGGCTTCTATTGATGGTCGCTGTTGGAATTGTTTATTAGGATCATCTAATAATTTTGTTCCAGCTATAATAGTATCATTATCATTAAGTTTGATAGAACCTTCAGGACTTAAAAGAGTACGTTCACCATATCCTGCTTTAGATATAACATCATCACCCATTATAGAATCAGCTAAATTAAAATCTTTAACTTCACCTATATTTACACCAGGAATTTTATTAGCTATTTTTATAGCGCCATTAATAATTCCAATACCACCATTTAATAAAGCTTGTACAGGTGTAAGGATACCTCTAAGTATACCTTTACCCATTTTTGCTAAACCTTCTCCAAAATCTCCTGTAAAGATATCAATTATACCTCCTAAAAATTCTTTAACAGCTTTAAAAGGTTCTACCAAATATGTAAATATAAAGTTACCTGCTGCTTTAAGAGGTGATACTACAGCAGTATAAACTATATCCCTTAAAGCTCTAAAAGGACTCATTATGTATTTGTCTATTATATCTCCAAAAGACTTAATAGGTCCAAATATAGCTTTTCCAAAAGCTTTAAGAGGTTCTAATACTAATTCAGTTATTAAATTCCCTACAAATTTAATAGGTTCTACTAAAGAAAAAGATATTAATTTTCCTATAATTTTAAGTGTACCCATTAATGGAAGGAGTAAAATATTAACTAAAGGCATTAAACTTTCTACTACCTCCATTATTGGATCTAGTATACTCATTAATGGCTCAGCTATTCTTGTAAATACTTCTTTTAATTTTTCAACAGTTTGATTAAATCTTTCTTGGACTGATTGTTGTTCATATTGGCGAGCTAATTCTTGATCTCCTAAACGTTTTTTAGCTTCTTCCATTCCAACTTCTTTAACTAATCTATCAAAAGCCATTTGGGCTGTTTCACCTTCTTTAGCTGATAGAGCAGCTAAAGCTTCTTTGTCCATTAAAGATTGGGCTAACTCATCTCTAGTCAAACCTGTAGCTTTAGCTATAGCTTCTTGTTGGAGACGATTCATTTTAGCAAAGTCAGCGGATGTACCTACTTGTTTAGCAATTTCTTCAGCTGCTCCAGCTACATCATTATTTAAAGCTAATAATCTAGCTTTTTCAAAATTTAAGGATCTACCAGTTAGCATTTCAGCTTCTAATTCTGAAGAAATAGAAGATTCAAAACTTAATAATCCTTCAGCCATTTTTTCGGCTTGTTCTAAACTTAAACCAAAAGCTTTAGCTTGAACAACAGCTTCAGCCATTTTATCAGCACTGCCGCCTAATGATAATTTTAAAGAAGCAGACATTTTATTAACTTCACGCAAAACATCTTTTTCATTTATCATTAAACCTCTCATTGAGGCGTGGGCTTTAGCGCTACCTAAAACTTCTTTAGTATTATCTTCTAATGTTTTACCATTTACCAAAGATATCTTTTGGATCCCCATTAATTCATCATGGGTGAAACCAGCTTGTTTAGTTAATTTAGTCATAGTGACTAAATCAGCTTCATTTAATTTAGCATTAGAACCTAAAGCTTGACCTACAGCCATTAAACTTTCTTGAAGACCTTTAGTTGTAACAGCAGCGTCACCAGAAAGATCAGCTATAGTACCTAATTCTTCTCTAGTTTTTAAAGCTTCTGAATAGGTCATATTCATGCCCTTAGCCATGTCTCCAGCTCCTGAGTCAATAATCTTCATAGCGTCGATTATTTCGTCAATAGCCGCTAGTATTAGGCTAGCTGGGTTTAAGGCTTTTGTAAGGTTAGTCCATAAAGCTTTAGCACCTTGCTGTAAAACAGCAATAGTACCTTTCATACCAGCATACTGTTTATTTGAAGCTGATAGAGTATTTAGGTTAGCTTGGTTTTGAGATAATACTTTTTCTTGTTCACCTCGCCCAGCTTTAATAGCATCTAATTCAAGTTGCTTTAATTTTAATTCTTTACCACCAAACCCAGATCTTAATTGACTATCACTAAGTGCACCTCGAGATGCTGCTATTTCATCTTCAAGAGCTTTTTCGTTTGCTAATGTTTTAGCTATTTCTTCTTCATTTTGCTTAACTTGATGCTGTAATGCAAGTTCTTTCTCTCGATTTTTAATAATATCAGATGAAAAATCTTTCATTTTCTTCTGAGCTTCATCAATACCTAATGCACCAGCAAAACCCCCAAGTCCAATTTTATTTAAAGCTTTGCCTATACCTTCTACAGCTACTCCACCTAAACCTAATAATTCTTTTTGATCTTTTAATTGTCTATTTACTGTATCAATAGTAGAAGTTAAAGTTTTATAATGAGCATCTTCTCCCTCTATAATACCTGAAATTTCAATTTGAGTGTTTTTATTTGTTTTTAATTTGTCACCAATTTTATTTAGTTCTTTATCAACATTAGAGTATGTATTTTTAAGCTTTTCTAATCTTTCTTGATCGTCTTTAGATAATTTTTTTCTAGTACCATCAGCATTTAATTGGTTTTTAAGAGCCTTTTTAGCTGCTTCTAAAGCATTAATTTGGAATTTAACCCTATCTTTTTCTGTGTTTTTAAATCTTTCTTGGTTTTTTAAATCTTGTTCTTCTAATACTAATAATTCACTTGCGTTTTTTAAAGATTGAATGTTAAGACTTAATTTTTGCTGGAGTTTAGATAGATCTTTTTCATTTAATTCTGAAATGCCTTTTTGATGGGATTGCAGTTGTTCAGCTATAGATAAAATACCCTTATATGCTCGAGCAGCATCATTAACACCACTTTGGGTGTTTTTTATTTCATTAAGTACTCTTTTAAATGATAATGCTGTATCAGAAATATTTGATGTAAAAGCATAGGCTTCTCCTCTTAAATCATTAAGAAGCTTTTTAGCAGCAGGGCCAGACGCGAGTAAGTTATTAAACTCAACATCTGACATTTCTTTATCTAAAAGTTTAACAAGAGATCTTAATTCTGCTATTTCTTTATCTGAAAGTGGAGTAGATTGGTCGGCCATGTGTTAAAAACTATATATTATAAATATTTAAAAAATGTAATTTTTAATACTTAGGTGCTTTTCTATCTAATTTACCTTTAAAATGATCTGGGAGTTGGACTTTACCTTCTTTAATTTGTTGGGTTTGAGAAGATAAATCATTTTTAGATGATGAGGTTTTTTCTTCATAATGTTCTTTCAATTTATGAAAAGTAAACTTACGAAGCCAAATAGGCATGTTATAGACTGTCTCCCAGCTATAACCGCCTTGGCTATGAAAAACTATTTCATGAATTTGAGTAAAAAGACTAACCCTATATTGTGGTGCTATCTCAGAGGTCAGGCCAAAAAAAGCTAAGTCCAACTGGAATGTTAACTTTCGAGTCACTCCCGTCGGGAAAAAAGGTTAGATCAACATCTGGCTGCACCTCCTTTATGTACTCTCTAAATGCTCTAGAGTCACGAGCTAAAAAATGATTATCAACAAATTCTCTAATAGTTTTAGAATCAGTATTACCTTCAACAGATGTAATCATATATTTTAAACGAGTTGAAAGTTCAGGAGCAGCATTTTTATTTATCTTTTTTATACCTTCTAATTCAGTATTGATTTTTTTCTCATCATGACCTGTTAATAACTTAAAAGTAATTTTAGTATCTGTTGATGGAAGTGTATATTCAAATTCATTTTTACCTTTAGTGAATAAAGATTCATCAAGAGTTTTGTTTTCAATTAATGATAAATCAATAGTTTGTTCTTCACCACTATAAGTGAAGGTATAATCTTTACCATAACCTAAAACACGAGCAGCTACTAGTAAAGCATTTTTATCACCTGTGATCAAATCTTCATATTTTACACCTGGGGTAGTGATAAGAGATTTAATTAATTCATCTAATACTATACCTTTTTGGATGTAATTTTGGTTAGTAAGAATATCTTCTTCTTTAGCGGTCATATATTTCATTTCAATTTTACCGCTTGATAGAGGACTTGCTTCTGGGTAGACTAAACCTTTAGAAGGCAAATCAATAACTTCTGTTGGCATATTAAACTTGTTTTCCATAGATAATTTTATTATAACATTTTATTTGTTGCTTATAAATATGTGAAAGAAAAAAAAACCCACAAAAAATGTGGGTTCTTTTTAAATTAAATTTATACGTTTTTTTAGAAATTTAATACTGCGTAATCAATCGCTAAAGTACAAGTGATATTCACCGCTGTATTTTCTGTATCCCAGCTATATTCACCAAAGTTAGCATCTTTAACAAACGCGCCTTTTAATACCCATTCTCCAACAATATCACCTACAGGACCTAAGACATTAATTACTAAATCCTTCTTATAGAAGTCTGAGTAACCATCTCTACCTGTTACTGATTCGTGTGATAAACGTACCCATTCCATTATTGTTTGAGCACCAGAAGGTGTAATAGGGTCAAATAATGTCATTGTGACATCACCCCAAACACTCTTACCTTTAACTTTACGTAAAATGTTAATATGATTTAATACTACTTCACCTTGAGTTAAAGTCACAGCGCTTACACCTTTAATAATATAAGCCGGGATTCCATCAGCATAAAGGATAAATCGGTTAGCCTGTTTGGGTTCAAACGCTGTAAAAAATATTTCATTTGGTTGAATTATTGCCATGTTGTTGAGTTTTTAATTTTGTTTATAAATATATTACCCTTTAATCCTTATGCTGGGAAAGTAGCTCCAGTTGGTGTGATTGTAAAGTTCAAATAAACGAATTCAGCTGTCTTAGTTGGTTGTAAATAGATTTGACCTACTAATTCATTTCTATCAACTACTGCTGGATTGTTAATGGCTTCATCCATTATTACTTTAAACGCGTACAAACCTTGTCTTTGTTGAACTGTTTCAAGATATGGGTTTACTTGAGCTAAGAAGCTATTTCTAGTAGCAGCAGTGTTTTGTTGGAATACTATACCATTAGCTACCTGACCAATAAATCCTTTAAGAGCAATCATTAATCTTCTAACATTCACACGATCTAAGGCTGAAGCAGCGGTTTGAAGTGTTTTCTGACCATATACTACAACACCTTGTCCTGGGAATGTAGCGATTGGATTAACTTTACCTTGGTATAATGAATCTCTAACAGCTTGTGGTAATTTAATTTCAGCTCTAGTAACTGTTGATAATCCACCTCTGTTAATACCTGCTGGTGCAAACCATGGCTCAGCTACACTGTCATTGAAAGCATATACTCCACCAATCATTGTTGAAGCAGGAACCCAAACATACTTTTCAGTAGCAGGATCAAGAGTTTGAACCCAAGGCCAATAAGCAGCAGCATATGAAGAGTCAATACCATTAGCTTGAGAAGTTACAGCTGATGAAGCAGTTTGACCATACTTAATCAAATCAAGTACATAAATATTATCTCCTCTATCTTGAGTGTTTGTAATTATCTCATCCATGTAAGTTTCATGATCAGAAACACCATAAGTTAAACCAGGAGTTAATAAAGTATTAAATTGGAAATCTGTTGGGCTAGCTAACAAATCAATAGCTGTTTGATAATCACTACCACTTAATCCTTGAGAGTTATTTCCATCAGCACCAGCCGCATCATAGAATTTAGCACCACCCATCACACTACCTACAGCACCACTAAATCCCGCTCCTAACCCACCACTTGAAGCTAATGGTATAGAACCAGTATAAGCTGGGTTAGCTACTCCACCTACAAGATATTGAGGTGTTGGTGTGTTTACATTTGATACTCTTATGTAACGAGACTTATTTGGATAAGTACCAAATACTTGTAAAGTTACTGTACCGTCTATAGTTGCTGTGTCAAATGAGTAATCACCAATTACTTTAGATATATAGTTATTAGATAATGGGTCTAAAGATAAATTAGCGAATGTTTCTAAAACAATATTATTTTTAGTAGTATCATTACCTCTTCTAACAGTTAAACTAAATGTTCCTGAAGCTGTATCTGGATTGCTAATCTGAACACGAATATTGTTAATAGACCCAGAAGGTAAAGCTCCTCTAGAATCAGCTGATCCTGAGTTGTTCATCAGTGCTCCTTGAGAAATAGTTGCTAAAGTAAATGCAAAAGGAGAAGATCCAGCTGTTCCACTTCCAGTAGCTATACTACAAGTAGCTGAGGTGTATTCGCCATTAGCTACTCTTGTTACTAATAAATTTTGACCGTTATTAGCAAAATAGTTGTAAGCTGCTATAGAAGTAAAATATGAATAAATTCCACTTCCACTTTGTAAAACATCACCAAATCTGTCTACGAAGTCAGTATATGATGTAACCGATACAGGTACATTTACAGGGCCTCTAACTGTTGGGCCTATAATCGCAGCACCAATTGCGGGTGGTTGTTCTGCTATAAATGAAGCGTCTATCTCTCTTTGTAATACGCCGGGTGATAATAAAATGTTCGCCATGTTTTTTTAAATTATTATTTGGTTTATCAATAAATATCTTAAGGAAATTCAAAAATTAATTGCTTATGAATTCTCCTTTTTCCAAATTTATAGTGCCATCTCCATATTTTTCTTGGAGTTGTTTTCCTAATTGTTCTTCGTATTGTTTTAATTCTTGGTAGGCACTAGAAAGCTGTTGTTCTTGATTTTTAATCTCTTGTTTTTGAATTTCTAATATTCCAAATCGTTCAATAAGATTTAATCTGTCTTGTTGTACTGATTTTAATTGTGTAATCTCTTCTTGGGTTAAAACTTTTGTTTCCATTTTTTTAATTTATTATAAATATTATTATAAGGTTTCAACAGTTATATATCTAACAACACTACTATCTCCAGTATTGCTATTTTGAAGATACATAGACATAAATTGATTAATCCCACCTCCAAATGGGCGGTAATTTATAGATGATATTGTAGGAGTTGTAGTACTACTAGTCACATCAGTGATAGTTGATAAAGCAGTAGGGAATATTATAGTTTGGCCTGAACTACTAACTACTAATGTTCGTTCAAATTGGGCATATAATTGCCCAGCTGACATTGTATAGTGACCTAAAAGATTGGTTTGGTTTTCTCCATTAGAATCAGCATTATAAAGGGTAATAAAAGTAGATCCAGCTGTGCCTGTTTTAGTGACTAAAGCTTTTACACGATATATACTTCCAGTACTTATAGCTCCAAGAGTTAAAGAACTTGATATAGATAATGTTTGAGCTACAGTGCCAGTTACTGTAGATCCAGCTGTGTTTCTAGCTACTAAAGAAGGAAAAGGATATTTACCATTGCCTGGTGGTTGGAT